TCGCGGCGTCCCGGGCGCGGAACGCGGCGGGAGGCGGGTGATGAACCGCCAGGCGCGGCGCTCTGCCGCTCAGTCGACTCCGCCGGTGGCCCTGCTGCTCGTCGGCGGTCCCCTCGGCGGTGCGATCGTGCCCGGGAACGCGCCCGCCCTGCGTCCCGACTGGTACCGGACCTGGCCGGCGATCCGGCCGCGCTCGCTGGGGGCGGCCATCCTGCGCCAGCCGGCCCACATCTGGCCACCGGTGGACCAGCGCGCACCCGGCCGGTACGTTCCGGACGACGACACGGTGACGCCCTCTGCGACTTGGCAGCTCTACGAGCTGGGGCAGGGCTGAGCCGTGGGCTTCAACATCGGCCAGCTCTACCTCGAACTCCTCGCCGACGGTGGCCGGCTCCTGCAGTCGATCGAGCAGGAGGGCGCCAACGCGGCAGGCAAGGCCGGAGGGAAGGTCGGCGGGACGCTCGGCCAGTCCATCGCCAGAAACGCCCAGCGCGGGCTCACGGTGGCGGGCGCCGCGGTCGGCACGTTCGTGACCTCGGGCGTCGAGCAGTTCGGCGCCTTCCAGCAGCGCATGAACGAGGTCTTCACCCTGCTCCCGGACATCACATCCGAGCAGATGGGGAAGATGTCGGACGACGTCAAGGCGTTCAGCCGGGAGACCGGGAAGCTGCCCGACGAGGTCATCCCCGCGCTCTACCAGGCGATCAGCGCCGGCGTCCCACAGGACAACGTGTTCGACTTCCTGCGGACCGCGAACAAGGGCGCGGTCGCGGGCGTCGCCAAGACCGCCGACGAGGTCAGCCTGCTCTCGGCCGTGACCAAGGGGTACGGCGACACCTCGCAGGCCGCGGTCACGGAGGCCGCCGACCTCTCGCAGCTGATGGTCAAGCTCGGGCAGACGACGATCCCCGAGCTCGCCGCGTCCTACGGCAAGGCGGTCCCGCTCGCGGCTGCCCTGGGCATCGGCAATGAGCAGCTCGCCGCCGCCTCGGCTTCGCTGTTCGGCGTCACCGGCAACACCGCCGAGGTCATGACGCAGCTCAAGGCCGTGTTCACGGCGATGATCCAGCAGAACCCGGCCCTGACGGCGGGCCTCAAGGAGATGGGCTACGGCACGACGCAGGAGGCGATCGCGGCGCTTGGCCTCAAAGGCACGCTCGACGGCCTGGTCGAGACCACGGGCGGAAGCACGCAGAAGCTGCAGGCCATGCTCGGCTCGTCGGAGGCCCTCACGTCGGCGATCGCCCTCACCGACGCCCAGGCAGGCACGTTCACGAACAACCTCGAGGCGATGGGCGACGGAGCGGGGACCGTCGACGAGGCCTTCAAGACGATGGACTCGGGGATCAAGGCGTCGGGCGACAAGCTCGCGGCCACCGCAGCGACGATCGCCATCGACGTCGGGGAGAAGTTCCAGGCCCTGGGACCGTTCCTGCTCGCGCTCAACCAGGGCGGCCAGCTCTTCGGCGTCAGCCCGGCCAAGCTGATCGGCGGCGCGGTCGGCGGGATCGCCGGCAAGCTCGCGGGCAAGCTCGGCCCGGCACTCGGCCGGGGACTCGGCCAGGCGGTCGCGCGCGCCGCGCCCGCAGCCATCGCGACCGGTGTCGCCGAGGCGGGCGCCTCGTCCGCCGTCGCCGGCGCTGCGACGGGGGCCGGCACCACGATCGGTGGTCTCATGGCCGCGGCCATCCCGTTCGCCCTGGTGGCGGCAGCGGGTGTTGGCATCGCCCTCGCGTTCAAGGCCATCGTCCTCGACCCCGGGCTCCAGGAGCAGGCGCGCGAGATCGGCAAGGCGGCCGCGGAGCAGATCGTCGAGGGCACAACCGAGGAGCTCCGGATCGGCAAGGCGGCTATCGAGCAGGGGATCGCCGACATCGAGGCGCTCCCGCTCGGCGGACTCCTATACGGCGACCAGGTCCGGGAGCTGCAGACCCAGCTCGACGCATACACCGCCGAGCTCGAGCGCCGCGGCGAGCGCATCCCCGAAGCCGTCGCGGCCGGGCTCGACCGGGGCGCTCACTGGGTCAACGAGGCGATCGGCGAAATGTACGGGCCGATGACTCCTTCGCCGGAGGTCCTGGCGAGGCTTGGGGCGGCCGCCCAGAAGATCCCCGAGAGCATCGCCGACGGTGTCCTCGCGCGGCAGAACCGCGTCGTCGACGCGATGGACACCCTGCGCAACCTGATGAAGAACGCGCTCCGTCCGGCCCAGCGGGCAACACGCGGCATCGGGCTCCTCATCGGTGACGAGCTCGCCGGCGCCCTGGACGACAAGCGGGGCGCGGTCCGCAAGGAAGCCGAGCGCGTCCAGGCGGTGGCTGTCAAGGAGCTGGCCCAGATCATCGGCCGGGGCGGGAAGGCCGGCGAGAAGGCCATGGACGCGCTCGAGGAGGCGATCAAGCACGGCACGCCCAAGGCGCGCCGGCGTGCTCGCGAGGTCAAGGAGGCCGTGGTCGAGCGGCTCGAGGCGACGAAGGGCCCGGCGAGCGAAGCCGGCGAGGCTGCCGGCGAGGCCTTCGCCGCGCGGCTCAAGCGGGCGATCGCGACCGGCGACTTCACGATCAACGCCTCCGTCGGGTTCACGCTCCCAGGTCACGCGCGGGGCGGGATCGCACGCCGCGGCGTGCCGGCAGTGTTCGGCGAGGAGGGGCCGGAGATCGGCATCCCCGAGGCCGACTACCGCATCTTCACGCACCAGCAGTCGGTCGAGATGGTCCGGGGCACCTCCGGCGGGTTCAGCCCGTCGATCACCATCTACAACCCGGAGCCGCGCGCCGCCGACGAGGACATCGGCCGCATGCTCCGGCGGACCGCAGCGCTGGGGATGTCATGACCAGCCCCGTCGCGGTCATCGGCCTCGTCTGGGATGGCCATGACCTCGCCCGCCCGGACCTCAACATCTTCTTCGACCTCGCCGAGGGGCTCGACACGCTGCCCGAGGTCAGGGGGGCGGACCAGCTGATCCCGTTCCGCGCGGGACGCCTGCCGGGCCTGCGCCTTCCGCACCGGCGGCCCATCGTGGCCAACGGCCACATCACGGGTCCAGCGGACTCCACTGCCCGCGCGGCCTTCCGGGCGTACGTCGACGAGGTCAAGGGGTGGATGGACCCCACGATCGGCGAGCGGATCCTGGTAGCCACCCTCGAGGACGGCTCGACCCGCTGGATCACCTGCGCCGCTCGGAACATCCTGCCGGGCGACGCCCAGATCGCCGAGTACCGCGCCATGAGCCTCGAGTGGGAGGCCGTCAGCGATCCGCTGTGGCATGTCTCGGTCGACACGATCGAGGCAGCCCCGAACGCGGACCCGTACTACCTCACGATCACTGCCGAGGGCACGGCCGTAACAACCGGCCTCCGCGTCGAGGTGGACGAGGCAGCGTCCGGAGTGAGCGTCGTCAACGTCACCCGACCCTCAACGCAACCGGGGTTCAGCCGCGCGGCGTTCTCGACGGGGACGACCGCTGCCGACATTATCGGCACGGCGGACGGGACGTTGCAGGGCAGCCCCACCGCCGGCGCCAGCTCGATCCTGTCCTGGCCGGTCCACGACATCGTGTGTGTGGGCGACTCCCTCACCAACGGGATTTCGAGTTACGCCCTCGCGGACCGGTGGATCGAGAAGATCCAGGCGACACTTCGCACCGCGCATCCCTCCGGGGCCGCGGGCGGCGTTGGATACCGTCCCTCCTCCGCCTACGGGGCGTGGGGCGACTGGTCGAGGGCGGGTTCGTCGACGGCGTACTACACGATCGGACTCGGGCTCCAGGGCGAGCTGATGACGGCGGCCTGCACGTTCTCGATCACCGAGACCTGCACCGGCATCGATATCCTGTGGTGCGGCACGGGCAACCCTGGGCACTTCCGCTGGCGCATCGACGGCGGCGCGTGGACCGACGTCAACCAGCAGGTCGACAACTATGGCGGCCGGGTCACGCCCATCCGCGGCCTGTCCGCGGCCTCGCACACCCTCGACGTGGACTGGGTCTCGGGCGTCGCCCTACTTGAGGGCGCGATGATCTACAACGGCGACGAGGAGACCGGCGTCAGGGTGTGGAACGGTGCCCGAGGCGGAGCGCAGACGGTGACGTTCTCGGCCGGGGGAACGTGGTGGCTCGACTCGCTGGCGACCGTCGCTCCGGAGCTCGTCACGATCATGCTCGGGGTCAACGACTACGCCAACAACATCGCGGTCGCGACCTTCAGCGCACGGCTCCAGACGATCATCACGAACGTCCGCGTCACCGTCCCCACCGCGCAGATCCTTCTCGTCGCGCCGTACCAGGCGTACGTCGCCGCACCGGCCGCGCCGTGGTCGGACTACGTGGCGGCGATGGAGGCCATCTGCCAGGCGGACCCCTCGGTCCTGTTCACCTCGCTCGTCGGGGTCTTCGGCGGGTACACCGATCCACCGGTCGGCGGCAGCGCACTCATCGCCGCGGACCGCGTCCACCCGACCCCGGCCGGGCATACCCTCATCGCCTCGGAGATCGACAAGGCGATCACCATCGCCATCGCGCGGGGCCTGCTCGACCTCTCGATCGTCGCCGGCGACACCGGGACGACCTTCGCCACGGCATCCAACCAGCGGGTCAGTCTCCCCGACTTGGCGGCCCTGCAATTCGGCGACACATTCTCCATCTCGATGTGGGTCAAGCGCGCATCCATCGGGACGATCCAGCGGTTCTGGACGCACGACGCCGTGAACGGGCTGGCGTTCTACTGCAAGGCAGACAATACAGTGGAGTGCCAGAAGGTCGGCGTCGGGTCGTACCTTGTCTCCATCCTCCCCTTCGATGACCTGTCGACGTGGCACCACATCCTTGTCACCAAGGGTGGGGTAACCTCGGGCGACGCGCAGGTCTACCTCGATCGGGCGCCGATGCGCCGGACATTCGCCAACCAGACCATCACCAACCCGGTCGGCTCCCGGTACATCGGCTACACGTCGCAGTCATGGGACGGCGGAATCGCTGCCGTCGCGGTGTTCAACCGCGTCCTGACGACTGCCGAGCGGATGCGCCTGGGGACGGCCCGGACAGCCGAGACGCAGCGCACGGCGGCCGAGGACCTCGGCGCCTCGGCCTACTATCCCCTCGGCCGGAAGACGCTCGCTGTCGACTCGGGGCTCCGGGTCGTGACGCTCGACGGCGTGCAGGACCGCGGGAACCTCACCCTCGCATCCGACAACGAGCACGGCGAGTACCTCCGGCTCTGGCGGGGGCGGAACACCATCCGGGTGACGGGCCAGCCCACCACGGTGCGCATCCGTCGTGACGAGACATACCTGTGAGCATCGAGGCGTGGGTCACCCAACCCGACGGCACGGGGACGGTCTGGCTCGACCGGAGCCAGGCCAGCCCCTTCCGACGGTTCGCCTTCCAGCGCGAGCTCAACAGGGCGGGGTTCGGGTCGCTCCAGTACCACCTCGACAACGCCCTGGTCGCCGAGCACGACGACCTGTTCGCCTACGAGAACCTAGTCTGGATGCGCTTCCGTGACAAGACGTTCGCGTGGGTGATCGAGGGCCGGCAGTCGGCGCTCGACGAGCAGGAGAACGCCACCGACTGGGTCACGGTCTCAGGACGCGGCACGCTCGTGCTCCCGGGTTCGGACCGCCGGGTCTGGCCGACCCACTACAGCGACGTGGATTCGGATCCGACGCAGTGGAAGGTCGGCGGCTGGACGACCCGGACCGACGCCAGTGCGGCGGCGGCACAGAAGGTCGTGCCGGTCGTATCCACCACGGCGGGCGAGGGCGCCACCGTCGGCGACCCGGTCGAGATCGTCGGCGGCGGCTACCGGCAGGTGGGCATCATCGCGAGCATCGACGCCGGAGTATCCATCACGCTCGAGGACAACCTTGCGTACACGTTCCGCAAGGGGTCTCGGGTCCGGAGCGCGGCAAGCCAGTGGCGCCGGTTCGTCAACCGCGCCTGCGGCGAGATGCTGTGGGACCTGATCGACGAGAGCAACCCGCGAGCCGCGGCGATCTCGGGGGCCGTGATCCTGCGCGGCACGATCGAGAGCACGGGCGCGGACGGGTGGACGCAGGACTTCCGCTTCGACGACCAGGGCGAGGTCATCACGGCGGTCACCAACGTCTACGGCGACGTCGAGATGGACGGCCTGACGTTCAACTACTGGAACTCGCTCGGCGTCGACCGCACGGCAGAGATCATCTTCGAGGAGGGCGCGGACATCGCCCGCCTGGCGCTCGACGACAGCGATCGGGACACGCTCGGCTGGGTGGTCGCGGAGGGCACCGGGCATGCGGTGTTCAGCTACCTCGCCCCCAAGAAGAAGAGCACCCGGAGCAAGCGCAAGACGGCGTCCTCCCGCCGGAGCAACCGGCGGAAGGCGCCCGCGGCGAAGCGCAGCGTGATCGAGGTCAAGGCGGATTACGCGATCGACTATGCGGCCGAGGCCACGGCGACCCGGCGCCTGCGCGAGGCGTACCTCGACGCGAAGGACATCTCAGCTCCCGATCAGCTCGACGCCCTCGCCGAAGCCGCGCTCGACGAGCACCAGGTGACCGAGGCCGTGGGCCTGGCGGTCGAGGAGACCCGTTACCGGGTCGACGAGCACTACGGGATGGGTGACTGGATCCGCGTCGTCTCGCCACGCCTCGGCACCGACGAGGACGTGCGCGTCGTGTCGATCACCGTGGCCGAGGACGACGACGAGCAGATCAAGGTCGCGCTCGACGTGAACACCCGGCGCACCGACCACCTGCTCTCGCTCGCGCGGGGCGCGAAGGACACGAAGGCCTCGCTCGGGGTGCAGAACCGCCAGCCGCAGGGCCAGCTGGTGCCGTTCAGCTTCAGCGGGGCGGACGTGTTCGACGACGCCGACACGATGGACGTGTTCATCTACATCCCCGATCGGATCCGGATGATCGCCGATGTCAAGGCGTTCCTACGCTTCCGGGAGTACTTCGCGTCGGCCAAGACGGCAGCCAGCTCCGGCACCCTCACGAGCGCGAGCGGCGGGGGCGCGACGTCGGGGTCGAGCTCGGCGAGCTCGTCCGGCTCCTCGAGCGACTCCACCACCAACACGGGTGGGTTCCCGGTCACCGGGGCGATCATGCGCCACAACCACGGCGGCGGCGCGGATCCGACGTGGGACAACCCGGGCTCGAGCTCCGCGATCATCGACATTCCCACGACAAACCACTACCACGGGATGGGGCACACCCACGGAATCCCGCACACGCACTCGACCCCGAACCACGCCCACGATGTCCCGGGGCACACGCACGCGCTGGTGTACGGGGTCTACAAGGAGGCGATGCCGGCGAGCCACAGCGTGACGCTCAAAGTCTACGAGTGGGACGACGACTCGACGTGGAACCTCGTCGCCACGGTGAGCGGGATCACCGACGACGTGTCGGACCAGGATCTCTCGGCCTACATCACGGGCGCGGGGATCTGGCGCCTCGAGCTCAAGAGCGCGACGGCCCAGCCCAACGGTGGCCGGCTGGGCTGCGACGTCGCGGGCTACGTGCTCGGGGCCATCCAGGCGGAGTGAGCCGTTTTCACGCGGGACGATGCCGAGGACCTGGCCGTCGCCATCATCGACTTCAACGACAACCGAGCGACGCGACGCCGGTCCCGATCCGCTCGGCTCCACCCGCGAAGTCACCAGGGGCGTCACCTTCGGCACCGGTGGCCATCCAGACCAGGAACTCCTGTGATGCCTTGGCGAGCGTTTCCAGACCAGCGACGTATGTCGCGAGTGCGGAGGCCGTACAGGGGCTGGCATCGTAGAGGGCCAATTTGGTCTGCGTCCTCTCCGCAAGGTCGCCGAGGCGCTCGAACGTACGCCCTATCTCGGAATCCGACATCCTTCCGAAGTCGGAGCCGACTAGGTCGAGCAGGTCAGCCGTCGCGTCCTTCATGATCGACGCAATCTGCTCGTCATCCGCCGTGCGTGTGGATTCTGGCGTCGGGGTAGGCTCGGCCGTCGGCTCCGGCGCGGAGGGCTCGGCCGTGGGCTCCGGCGCGGAGGGCTCGGCCGTGGGCGATGACGGGGTGACCATGGTGGCCGGCGCCACCCCGGCGCAGCTCGATAGGAGCATGACGCCCGCTAGCGCGATCGACACCGCTGCTGCGATCAGAGCTCTATGCATCCCTCACCTCGCTCACATAAGCCGCGCGTAAGTGGCGGCGTTCATCATGCCACCGCCCGGTTCACACGGGCACCGCCCGGGACCATCCGCCCACTGGTGGCCGGGACCGATGCGGGCGTAGCGTGGGCGCGTGACGGACTGTTGGCACAACCGGCGCCGATGATCGCCGTGACGCAGGAGGTGGATATCGGTGGAAGAGATCACTGATCAGATCCCGCTCACTCCCCGGGAGCGTCGAGCACTGCTGGCGTTGCGTTTCCTTGTTCGCCAAGGACTCGTTCGGCCAACACCCGGAGCGTCGCCGACATCTCCTCCACCTGTGCCTTTAGCGTTTCCCGCTCCAGGCGCGTCTCCGCCAGCTCGTGAGCGAGAGCCAGGAGACTCGTAGCGAGGTCAGGGGCGGGCTCGGATACAGGCTTCACATTCGGGCCGGCGATGCCGTGGGCTGAATAGAACGCCTCGACCCGGGCGATGTTCTCGGGCTCCGGGCGCGCCGCGCCAGACTCCCAGCGCGCGTAGGTCGTTCGGACCGGGGCCCATCCCGTCTCTGTCTGTAGGGCTTTCAGGAGCCGATCTACCGTCCACCCACGCGCGGCGCCTGGGTCACGCATGGAGCCGCGCGACGTGATGAGCCACGCCGCGATGGGTCCGCGTTCCTCGATGCCCTTCTTCATGGTGCCGTGACCGTAGCCGGGTGTAAACGATCTGTCAATAGGCCAGACGGCACAACGGCGCACAACGCGGCACGATGGCGCACAGTGGCGACACGTGCCTACATGCGCTTGACACGTAGGGCCATGTGCGGCAACATGGCGCCATGTTCGAAACGACCGACGGGCGGACCCTGGCAACGGAGCGACGGAACGCGGGAGTGACCATCTCGACCCTCGCCAGGGCGGTAGGCGTCAGTCGCCCCACCATTTATGACTGGGAGGCCAACGCCGAGCTGGGCGAGATCCACGCGCGCCGTTACCTGGCCGCGCTGCATACGCTCGTCAACGCCTACCCGCCCAAGCCTGAGTCGGTCGCGTCGTGACCCCCATCACCATCGGCGGCCACACCTACTGGGCTGCAGGCGGCCGCGTGCGCGACGTTCGCATCACGCTGCACGCCGATCCCGGACTCGTGGGGTACGAGGAGGCGCGCACGGCCGTGCTCGTGCTGTCGGCCCTCCTCGGCACGCTGCTCGGCCTGTGGGCCTCGACGGTGCTCGGGGGGCTGGCATGACCGACGCCTCCCTCCCCACCCTCGCGGTCGTCTCGATCGTGCTCGTCGTGGCCGTGGTCCTCGCCCTCTCGGTCGCGACCGCGCTGGACCCGGTCCTCGACGCCCTGGATGCGCTGCCGTGACCCGCTACTGCACCGCTCCCGACTGCGACCGCGCGCCGGTCCCCACGTCCGTGTCGGGGATCGTCCACGCGATGTGCGCCGACCACGAGCGCGAGGCGCTGTCCGCGTTCGGCGAGAACTGGGCCGATCAGGCCAGGGCCGGCGTCCTGCGCCCCGCCATCACGGGCGGGCTTCCGATCGAACCCACCGACCATCCCGACTCCCCGCTGGGTGCGGGACGCAAGGCAGCCCCCGGTGCCCCGTCTCGCTCCCAGCGAGGCGCCGGACTCGTTGGAAGTCCGTCATGACCCGCCGATGGCCAGACCTCGCGGAGCGTGCGTGGCCCCGCGTTGATCGATCAGGCGGCCCGGGAGCCTGCTGGGGCTGGCGCGGCAGGTGTCGCGCCGACGGGCGCGGCCGGATACGAGGCGAACTCGGGCGCGAACTCCTCGCATACCGCGTGATCTTCGAGCTCGTCCGCGGCCCGATCCCTGACGGCCTGACGCTCGACCACCTGTGCCGGAACCCCCGCTGCGTCAATCCCGCGCACCTGGAGCCGGTCACGAGGTCCGAGAACGCTCGGCGTGAGTGCGTCGACCGCCCGGTTGCCCGCCGTTCGGCCTGCAAGGCCGGGCATCCATTCGATGAAGCCAACACGCGCTTCAAGTCGCGCGGCGACGGACACAAGCCGCGCCGAGCGTGTCGCCTGTGCGACGCGAGCTACTGCCGAGAGGCAAGGGCACGACGCCGCCTGACCAGTCAGGCAGTCGCCTGACGTATCCGCAGGGCCGGCGGGGTACACGCTCCCCCGCCGGCCCGCCCTCACGAGAGGACCGGGGCCACATGGCATGCATCACGTTCAGCATCGACCCCAGGACGCCGCCGGAGGTCTATGACCAGCCGGATCGGGATCCGTCCTACGGCGGGCGGCGCCACGTCTGGCTGGAGCTCGACGACGCCGAGCACTCGACGCTCGTCCTCAAGCCCGCGGGCTACGGCCTGCCGACCGACGCCGGGATCATCGCGGCCGTCGAGCCGCTCATCGGGGCGCTGGAGCAGATCCGCGACGCGGCACGGGGCCGGATCGCCGCGACGGTCGAGGACGGGGACCATTTCGTCCGGACGGGGACGCCGTCGTGAAGACGCTGCACGTGTACGAGCCGGGTGACATCGACCTAGAGGCCGAGGACCCGGTCCAGTCGTTCCTGTTCGCCCAGGTTTTAGTCATCGCGATCACGGGCCTCAAGAAGCAGGAGGGCGACCCTGACGACGCGACGTGGCCGTTCAGGCGGCAGGTGGCGAACATCCTCAACGCCGCGCAGCGGGCCGGCATCGTGATCGCCAAGGGCGAGGCGGTCCCCGAGGCATTCCGATGACCGCCGCCGCACCCGCCCGGGTCCGCTGGCTCGCCGGCGCCGACCGCATCGCGCACGCGAGCCACCCGCGCCAGCCCCGGACGATGTGTGGGGAGCTCGTGGTCCCGCAGCCGCTCGCCTGGCCGCCGCTCCGGCGCTGCCTGGCGTGCGCGTCGCTCGCGGGCGAGGGGATCGGGCTGTGAAGACGACGTTCCAGCTCGTGATCAACCACACGGGGCACGTGATCCTCGCGACCACGGAGCGCCTGAGTCCAGAGGTCGCGGAGAGGATCAAGGCGTCGTTCGACGAGTGGCGTGAGGCCCAGCCGCCGCACGTCCTGATCATCCCCGACACCGAGGTCATCCGGGTCACCGAGATCGAGCTCGACCTGGCGACGCCGGCGGAGGGCGAGTGATGGCGGCCTACCGCATCACCGTCAGCACCGAGGTCGACGTCAACACGGCCGGCCCGGCGACGCGCGACGAGCTCGTGAAGATCGGCGAGGGCATCGCCCTCGGGCTCGGCTACGACCCGTCGGACGTCCTGCTCGCGAGCCCGATCGCCGAGACGATCATGGTCTCCGTCCACCATGCCGAGTGCCAGGACACGACCCACCGGCGCAACCGGATCGACCACGACACCTACCAGTGCGGGGCCGCCGAGTCGGACGCCATCCACGACACGGTCGAGGCGTGCTCGGCCGCTCGTCTCACGCCCTGCCACGCGCCCGCCGAGCACCACGCCTACGTCTCGCCGGGGTTCGAGTCGCCGGCGGAGGGCGAGTGATGGCGATCGCGAACCCGGCCGGGGCACTCGGCCAGCCCGCCATCGAGGGTGCCGCGCCGGCCGCTGACGACCTCCAGCTCTGGAGCGTAACCACAATTCTGAACGCCCTCGACAAGCCCGCGCTCCTCTACTGGGCCGCCGAGCAGAGCGCGCTCGCGGCCGTCCACAACGAGGCGACCTGGCAGGGCATGCTCGCCGACGACGACCCCGCCTGCCGGCACACCGATGCCGCGAGCTGCCCGGTGCTCAAGTGGCTGCGCGACGCGCGGTTCCGCAAGCCCAAGGGGATGCGGAGCGCCACCGAGCTCGGGACGATGGTCCACGAGGGGTGCGAGCAGTACGCCCTGACCGGGACGCGCCCGACCGATGTCGACGCCGAGGTGGTCCCCTTCCTCGACCGGTTCGACGACTGGCTCGGGCGGTTCGGCCCGGCCTACCAGGCGACCGAGGTCGCGGTGTTCCACCCGGAGCTCGGGTACGCGGGGACCGCAGACGGGTTCCTGACCCTCGACGGGGTCCGCTACATCTTCGACATCAAGTCGAGCCGCAAGTCCCTCGACAGCCAGGGCCGCCCCTCCACGCCGTACCCGGAACAGGTGGGCTTGCAACTGGCCGCCTACCGGTGGGCCAAGTACGCCGCCGTGTGGCGGCCGCGGCGCGCCGAGAAGATGCGGCGCAGGTACTACCTGCTCGGCCCCGACGAGCGCGAGGTCGCGGTCCCGGTGCCCGAGGTCGACACCGGCCTGGTGATCCACATCACGCCGTCGGCGTGTGAGGCCTTTCCGATCGTCTGCGACGAGCCCGTGTTCGAGGCGTACCTCGCGGTCCAGGACGCGGCCCGCTGGCTGTTCCAGGACTCCAAGCGCGTGATGGGCGAGCCGCTCGTGCCCGCCGAGGGAGGCGCATCGTGATCATCGATTTGCAGAGGGGGATCGCGGAGGCGGGGCGTATCCGCATCGGCCAGCAGGTCCCGACCAGCGGCGGCCGGACCCGCCCCGAGAAGCTGGATCGTTTCCGGCTCACCAGCTCCGACCGCCGGCGCATCGAGGAGGCCGCGGGCCTGTTCGGCGGCAAGGTCACGCCCTGGGAGGCGCCGGCCGGCCGGCAGTGGGAGGTCATCACCGAGGCGACCGCGCTCGACGTGATCGTGCCTCCCAACGCGATGGCGTTCTCGCAGCACTTCGAGCTGTGGTCGGCCGGCGGATGCCAGCGCAGGTGCGATGGGCAGACCGAGCACCTCTCCGAGCAGCCCTGTCTGTGTGACCCGGACGAGCGGGCGGCCAAGGTCAAGGGGACATGCGAGATCCACACCCGGCTCTCGCTCATGATCCGGGACCTGCCCGGACTCGCGCTCTGGCGGCTCGACACGCAGGGCTGGTACGCCGCCCGCGAGCTCGGCGGGGCGATCGAGATCATGGGCCTGGCCGCCGGGCGCGGCGTCATGGTCCCGGCGCGCCTCCTCCTCGAGCAGCGGTCGGTCAAGCGGCCGGGCAAGGACGGGAAGCCGCAGACGCTGCGGTTCGCGGTGCCGCGCCTGGACCTCGGCATCACGCCGGGCGAGTTCCTGCTCGCCGGCCAGCCGGCCGGCATTCCCGTGGCGGCCCTCGCCGAGGGTGCGCCACCGGAGCGTCGCCTGACCCCGGTCCCGCAGATCGAGGGCCCGCGGCCGTCGATCGCCGAGCAGTCCGCCCCGCCCCAGCCGCCCCCCGCCAGGCGGAACGCCGCACCGGAGATCCCGGCATCGGGCCGCCGACGGTCGGCTCCTGCGAAGGTCGCCGGAGAGGATGGCTACTGGCAGGCGCGCGCGTTCGCCGAGGCCGCTGAGCGTGGGCTCGAGGCCGACGCGATCCGCACCATCGCCGCCGGCATGAGGGGCGTCCCGGTGAAGGGCTTCAGCATGTCGACCCTGTCCGAGGCGGACTGGGAGAACGTGCACCGGCTCATCCCCTCATTCGCCACCGAGCCAGCGCCCCAGCCCGCCCCTGCGGCGACGCCGGCCGAGGCGGACACGGACAGCGGACCGGGCGCTCCCGCCCCGCAGGGGCCGTCTGAGGGCGACGGACCGGCACTGTCCGATGACGAGGAGGCCGCCGTCTGGCGCGCCGTCGATGAGGCCGAGCCCGAGAGCCTGTCCAGCGAGGCCTTCACCGCCTGGCTGGGCGAGCACCGGATCTCCACCGCGTACGCGAAGTCGATCGCGGCGCAGCTGTTCCCGGGCGTGGCCCGGCTCGATGACACCCAGCGCGCGGCCCTTGCCCGCGAGCTGGCGAAGGGAGGTTGACCCACGTGGCCGCAGAGCCCCAGACACTCCAGCTCGACGTCGACGGGCGCCAGTTCCTGCTCGACCGGGCGCTCAAGGCGCGAGCGGGGATTCTCATGGGCCGGTTCGACGAGCTCTACCCGATCCGCGAGGCCGCCACCCAGGGCGAGCTGCGCTTCGGGTTCCTCTTCAACGTCAAGCCCTTCGATACGGCCACCGAGCGCCTCGTATGCGGGGTGATCGGCAAGAGCGTCAAGGCATCGCCCGTGTGGCGAGATCTGGTGGACCTCGACGCGATCGTGTGGGTCCGCAAGCAGGTGTGGGACCTGTTCGACGACGACAGCCGGGACGCGCTCCTGCTGCACCTGTTGCTCCACTTCGACGCGGCGTTCGTCAAGGGCACCTGGAAGCTCTCCACCCGAGACCACGACTACGCGGGGTTCAACGACGTCGCGCGCCACTTCGGCTCGGCGCTGCCTGACACGGCTGCGTTCGTGCGGGCGCTCCAGCGCGGTGAGGGACCCGCCGAGGACCAGGGCGACCCCGTCTCGTTCGAGGACATCGCGAGCGCCGTCGGCGAGGCGCTGGTCGAAGGGGCCGCCTCCGGCGAGCTGGGAGAGAACGTCACGGTCACCCGGGACGTGTCCCGCTTCAACGGCCTGGTCCTCCCCGACGAGACGCTCCAGGCTGCCTACGCGCGCCTCGAGCGACGCGGGGACTTCACCGAGCTCATCGAGAGCGACGCCGGCCAGCTGCTCCTGCGTGAGCTCGGCCGCATCCGCGATGTCGCCAAGCGGCCCCGCCGGAAGGCGTCGGAGGGCGAGGCGTGATCCCCGTCCGGACCAACCGGTCCAACTTCGTCTACCGCGGCCCGACTCCCGACATCGGTGACGCCTGGGTCGAGCGCGTGCCCGCCGAGCGCACCGTGTTCATGGAGTGGCTGCTCGAGCCGGGCGAGCTCGAGCTGATCGCGGCCGGCGCCACCATCCGCCTGGGCATCTACGGCATGGAGCCGATCCCGCCGGTCAGCCTCGGGATCAGCACCGAGCCCGTCGTCACCACCGACGAGCCGCCGAAGGGCGACCTCCGCGGCGTGTTCGGCACGGTCGAGACGCGGCCGCCGAAGCCGCCCCCGCCCCCGCGCGATCGCGAGATGGGCTGATGATCCGCGAGGTCATCGCCGAGGCCTGGGCGCAGAGCCCGGCACAGGTCGTCGCCGCGGTGCTCCTGACGCCCGTGGCGTGTCTCGTGGGCTACGTCGTGCTCGTGTTCTCGATCGTCGCGGGGAGCCCGGCATGAAGGCCCAGCCGATCAGCCCTGAGGATGAGGCGAAGTTCCGAGAATCCGTCCGCCTGCTTGGCGACGACGGCACTCTGCAATGGACGAACCTCGTGGCGGCCCGCCTTCTCGCCACCCTCGACGCCGAGCGCGAGCGCTTCCGCGTCGTCGGGACGATGACCGAGGGTGCCCTGACGCCGACAGGTGATCACCACATCCTCCCGGAAGGCTACTGCCTCGACTGCCAGGGCGGCTGCATGGTCCCGCTGGCGAAGGCCAACACCGAAGCGATCCGGCAAGCGGCCTATGCCGAGCCCGACCCGTTCAGCGGCCCCACGTGTCGCTGCGGCGCAAGGACGTACCGGCCCGATCCCGACGTGTCCACTGGGCGGCGTGCAGCACGTCGGTGCATGGGGTGCCATCGAACTACCGGGAACTGCAACTGCGCCGCGATCGTCGCGGGGAGCCCGGTGTGAGCGCGCTCGCCAGGGCCATCGCAGAGTCCCTCGAGGCCAACGCGCTCCGGCTGTCACAGCCGGGCTGCATCCAGCGCCCCGACATGGCCGTGCTCGCGCTGGCCGACAGCCTCGCGGCGCGCGGCGTCGTGGTCATCGACGTCCAGCGACGAGCCGAGCTCGACGCGTGGGCCGGAGCGCGGCAGCTGGTGGCCGAGCTCGACGCGATCGACGAAGTCAGCCCGGCAGAGGACCATGAGGTCGTCGCCGAGTGGACGCGCGGGCAGGTGCCGGCATGAGGGCGCCCGAACGCCGCATCGTGCTGCTCCGGATCGCCGAGGAGCTGCTCGAGGAGTGGCCCCTGCTCGGGGCCGACCCCGAAGAGACCTCGGATCCGGTCGAGATCGTCGACGTCCTCGACCGGCTGCTCACCCGCGCCCGACTCGATCTCGTCGAAGCGAGCCCGGCGTGAGAGGCACGGGCCGCGGCGACTGGATGCAGACCTACAGCGGTGGCCGGTTCTACCCGATCGACCCGCGCCCCAACGAGATCAACCCCGAGGACATCGCCCACGCGCTCTCGCTGCTCTGCCGCTACGGCGGGCACGTCGACCGGTTCTACAGCGTCGCCGAGCACTGCGTCCTCATGTCGAGGGCCGTGACGCCCGACCACGCGCTGGCGGCCCTGCTGCACGACGCGACGGAGGCCTACGTCGTCGACGTGCCCCGGCCGCTCAAGGCGTACCTCGACTGTTATTGGACGATCGAGGACACGGTCTGGTACGCGATCGCGGCGCGGTTCGGCATCAGCACGAACCTCCCGGCCGAGGTCACGGAAGCCGACAGCCGGATCCTGCTTACCGAGCGCGCCGCGCTCATGTCGAGGGCCGAGCGCTGGTCGCAGGACGACGACTACACCGCGTTGCCCGTCGAGATCCACGGCTGGCTGCCGGACGTCGCCGAGAAGTTCTACCTGGCGCGGCTCGCGGAGCTGCTGCTGTGAGCACCGGCCGCATCCGCCTCTACCGCTGCTGCACCATCGGCTGCCGTCGCCGGCGTCCCGCCCGGTGGCCGATGTGCATCGCGTGCTCGCGCTCGCTGTGGCGGGCGGTGTTCCGGTGAGCGCCGGCGCCGCGATCCGCTGGGCCGACGCCCACCTGGTGGCCACGGAGCTCGTGGGGCTGCTCGCGGGCGCCTGCGAGCGGATCGAGATCGCAGGGTCCGTCCGCCGCCGCAAGGGCGAGGTCCACGACATCGAGATCGTGGCGATCCCGCGGCATGTCGAGGTCCGGGGCGGCCTGTGGAGCGAGGACGTCGAGGACCTCGATCTGCTCGCTGAGACGATCGCCGCGGGCCTCGCCGAGGGTGAGCTCGCGCCGCGCGCGGTCGAGATCCACCGGCGCGACGGCACGGTCGAGACGGGCCGACGGATGGGCGACGCCTACAAGGCCCTCGTCTACCGGGACATGCCCGTCGACCTGTTCATCACGGACGCGGAGCGCTGGGGCTGCATCTTCGCCCTGCGCACGGGCCCGGGCGACTGGAACACGCGCTTGGTCACCGACTGCAAGCGCCACTGGCGCCGGGTCGAGGACGGGCGGGTGCTGTACCACAACCGCGTCGTCCCGACGCCCACCGAGGAGGCGTTCTTCGCCGCGCTGGGCGTCCCCTGGCTCGATCCGTGGGAACGGCACGTGGACCGCCTGCGCTTCGACCCCGGCCTGCTGCGCGAGGTGCCGGCGTGAGCCTCCTGCGCGTCGCGGACGTCTGGCCGGGCAGCCCGCAGGCGGCCGTGTTCGAGGTCCTCGGCACCGCTGAGGCGGAGGCCGCCAAGGCCGCGAGCGCCGAGGCCAAGGCGCTCGGCTACCGCGTGAAGACGCGCGGGCTGACCGTCGAGGTCAGGGACGGCGTGTGGCACGTCGAGCTGCGCGTGCGCGAGGTGCCGGCGTGAGCGGCAAGGGCGGCATCGTCCTGCTCGACGGGCCGGCGGCCGGGCGCTACGGCACCCGTCGCGCCCCGCACTTCCTACGCGCCGTCGTGTCCCGCAGCGACGGGCGGGTCGACCTGCTCGACCAGCTGCACGACGAGCCCCGCCCCATCGAGGACGTCTACGTCTACGAGGCCACGGGGCCGACGTGGGACGCCGAGTCGATGGTGCGCCAGGGCACGTTCGTGTGCCCGCCGCCGGGTGCCAGCGGGGAGTACCGCCATCGCACCGACGTCGACGGCGAGACGGTCCGGACGACGGCCGACTGGCGGGCATGGGCCAGGGCGCAGCCCGCCGCGGTCGCCCTGTATGACCCCACAGCCAAGGCGGTCCCCTGATGACCGTTCCGCTCTCCCCTGGCTCCTCACGCCTGGTCGCCGCGCGCCGGTTCGGCGAAGAGCTCGACCGCGCGATGCGGGCCCGCAAGGTCGGCGCGAAGCGCCTCGGCCCCCTCACGGGCATCGCGATCAGCGCCATCGGCAACTGGCGCGCCGGACTCAACCTGCCGCGCTACGACACCTCGCTGCGGCTTGCCGAGTCCCTCTCGTGGCCGGAGCTCGCCACGATCGTCCGCGAGGCCCGGACCCAGCCCTGCGCACGGTGCGGGCGACCGTTCCTCGACGAGGGTGGCAGCCAGGCGAAGCGGTTCTGTTCCCCGGCGTGCCGTCAGATCGACGTCCAGCTGCGCAAGCCCATGCCGGGCGTGGCGCTCGCCGGCGAGCTGCGCGATCTCCTCAAGTCCCGCGAGGGCGTGAAGGGCGGACTGCCCAAGGCCGTCGTCGCCGACGCCGTCGCCCGGTTCGGCCAGGCCGAGGCGAAGGGCCGCCAGCGCGTCGACCAGCAGGGCCGGATCCTCGGGGATCACCGGCTGGCCGTCGAGGCGATGTGCCGCTCCTGCGAGCCCGAGGGCCGGTGCCGCGACGCGGGCTGTCCGCTGCGAGCCGTCAGCCCGCTGCCCCTGCTCACAGTCGAGCGCCACGTGGAGACCGCGACGCCGGCCGAGGGCGCACACGGCCCGACGCACCGCGATGCCTGGCTCGCGGCCCACCGGGCGGGCCAGGCCCGTCGCTGGGCGCGCGAGGGCGAGCACGAGCGGATGGCCGAGCTCAGCCGCCAGCGGCTCTCCGCGCTGACCGACGAGGAACGCGCCGAGCGCGGCCGCCGCATCAGCGCGGGCATCGATCCGGCGCAGCGAAGCGCCACCAGCAAGCAGATGCACGCCGCCCGGCGCGCGCGCGTCGAGGAGGTTGCATGACCGTCGAGACCACGTCCGCCCGTTCCGCGCGGAAACCCGCCCCGAAGCGCGTGCCGTGTCCCGCGTTCGGCTGCACGTACACGATGGACAGCCCGGGCAGCATCCCGGCCCACGTCGCCATGGCGCACCCCTCGCGGGACCTTGACGCCCCCGCGTGCGTCGGCTCCAACCACGTCCCGGGGTGCGATCACTTCGCGGCCCCCACCACATCCGCAGCAGCGTCGGAGCCCGGGGCGGCTCCGGCGGCTGGCGGTCCGGTGCCGACCGAGCTCGACATCGACGAGATCGTCGTCGAGGACAACGTGCGCGAGGACCTCGGCGACCTCGAGGCGATCGTCGCCGGCGACGGCTCCGTGGCCCTCCTGGGGGCCGGGCGATGACCGCCGCCGCCCTGCTGGCCATCCGCACCGCGCCGGCCCTCGACGAGTACCCGCCCCTGCGCCTCGTGCGGGCGCTCGAGGCCGAGCTGCTGCCCGTCGTGCGCGGCGAGGCCTGCGCCTGCGGCGGGTGGCTCACCCAGCGCCTGCGCGACGACCCACGGGACGTCGTGGCGGCGCACATCACCACGCCGGCGCACCGCGCCTGGCGCGCCGAGCAGGAGACCTGATGGCCATCGCCGCCCCCCCGACGACACAGGACGTGCTCCGCCGCACCCTCGAGCGGGCGGGCGTGCCACCGCGCTACATCGACTGCCGGTTCGCGACGTTCGAGACCCGCCCGGGAACCGCCAGGGCGCTCGCCGCTGCGCGCGCGGTCGCCGCGCAGGAGCGCTCGGGCCTCGTGCTCTGCGGCCCTGCCGGAGGCGGCAAGACGCACCTCGCGGTGGCCATGCTCGCGGAGGTCGTCGACGCCTGGCTCACGACCTACCCGTCCGAGTCGGTCGAGCGGGTGGTGGACGGCTACCCCGTCGTGTCGCGCCGTCCCGAGCTCCACGTCCGGCTGGTGTCAGTGCCCGCGTTCCTCGACACGCTGCGCAGCCGGATCCGGTTCGCCGACGTCACCGATCCCCTGCCGGACCTCATCACCGCGGACCTCCTGGTGCTCGACGACCTCGGCCGCGAGAAGGTCACCGACTGGGCGAGCGAGCGGCTCTACGTCCTCGTCAATGAGCGCTATAACGCCCTCCGCCCGACCGTGGTGACGAGCAACTACACGCCCCAGGTCCTCGTCGACCGCGGGTACGACGCGGTGGTGAGCCGGCTGTCGGAGGGCTCACCGGCCGTGGTTCTGGACGCCACCGACTACCGGAAGGTGGCGCGCTGATGCCCTGGGGACGACTGGACGACGGGCTCTACGACCACCCGAAGCTCGACGCTCTTGGCAGCCAGCGTCTCGCTGGGGTCGGGCTGTTGACCCTGGCGATCAGCTGGTCCAATCGCCGACTCACTGATGGAGTGGTGCCGGCCGACAGGGTCCGACTGCTCGGCGGGACGACGGCGCTTGCCGACCGGCTGGTCAAGGCGGGCTTCTTCGAGCACTGCGATCAGGGCTACCTGATCCACGACTTTCTCGAGTTCAACGACTCGCGCGAGCAGGTCGAGGCCCGGCGGGAGGCGGCGGCTGAGAGGCAGCGCCGTCACAGGTCAGGGCAGCGTGAGTCACCTAGTGAGTCACCTAGTGAGTCACAGCGTGAGTCACACATGCAGTCACAGCGTGAGTCACAGCGTGAGTCACACATGCAGTCACAGCGTGAGTCACGTAGTGACATGCCCGTTGGTCACGCGAGCATCGCGCGCGCGCCAGGGGGCGCGCGTCCCGGCCCGTCCTATACCGATTCAACTACTACCCCCCAACCCCCCGCCAGCGGGGGGCGACGGACGAGAGCGAGAGACCTCGGTCCGATGCGGTCGCCGACCGACTATGACGAGGGGCTCGAGCGGGACGACCTGCCCTGGGCGGCCGCCCCGCTGCCGGAGGTCGTCGGGTGACCGCCACCGTGATCGACGAGCCGGCGTCGGCCGTGGCCGCGGCGCTGTGCCTGTCCGCCCGGGACCGGGACGGCGTGACGCGCCGGCATCCGCGGCGCTGCGGCTGGTGCGACTACCCGGCTGGCGTCCTGCGCTCGATGGTCGAGGGCTTCAACGCCTGGGCCGGGTACGACGACCGCCGGGGGACGTACGACCGCCACGACGCCCGGGTGTTCCAGGGCCTGCCCAGGGCCCGCCAGGCCGAGCTGGTCCGCGACGCCCAGGGGTTCGAGGAGGACGTGCCGTGGTGACCCCAGGGGGCCGCAAGATCTTTCGCCCCGCCGGCCGGCCCGACCCGCGCCAAGGTTCGCGTCCGGTCAGCCGGGTTCAGGGAAACGGGACGGGGCAGGGGGGGTCAAATCCTCTCGCTGCCGCCGCGCCAGAGGACCGCGTTGGCTGCCACGTTTGCGCACAGCCAGCTCACCGGGAAGAAGGCCCCCCGCCCGGCAGGACCACCCTGGAGCTCACGGTCCGCGGCATCCCGGTCCCCCAGGGCTCAGGGCGCTCGTTCATCGCCGGCGGCAAGGCCCGCCACGTGACGACCTCGTCGCCACTCCTGGCCTGGCGCGGTGCGATCGCCACGGAGGCCCGCGCCGCGATGGCCGGCCACCGGCTGCTCACGGGCCCCGTCGCCGTCGAGCTGATGTTCCGACCGCGCTCCCGGCCCGCGTCGCACTACCTCGCGGCGAACAGCCGGCGCCCCGTCCGCGTCCTGCGCGCCGACGCCCCGGTGTGGCACGACGGCCGGCCTGACGCCGACAAGCTCGCTCGTGCCGCGCTCGATGCGCTGTCCGCAGTCGCCTTCGACGACGACTGCCGCGTGGCCCGCCTGGTCGTCGAGAAGCGCTGGCCCGACGAGGACGAGGCGCCCGGCGTCGACGTCCGCCTGCGACCCCTGGAGGTGAACCGATGACCGACCAGCGAACCCCGACCACCCGGGCAGGCCGCGAGCTGCTGCGCTCGTTCCAGGAACCCGACGAGCCCTTCACCAACCTCGTCGTCCGCCTCGGCATCCTCGCCATCGAGGCGGAGGCCCGCGCCGATACCCCCCCGCTGCCCGGCCACCAGACGCCGGGCGAGTTCCACGACTACCGGGTGGCATGTGTGAAGTGCGGTGAGCGGGGCTTCCTCCACGTCATCACCGCCCCGGCCTCGCCCGCCCCAACCGACACGCCACTGGACGGCGATGCCGGTCAGTGCCCGACATGCGGCTCCGATGCGTGCGTTGGTCGCTTGCAGTACGAGTCGTGCCGCGCCGCCAGCCCCGCCCCAGCCGACACGGCGCTGGACGTGGAGCGGCTGCGCAGCGCGCTAGAGGACATGGTCAACCAGTTCGCCTCCTATTGGGGCGGCGGCGGCATCACGACGGGCGGCCTGTCGGCGCTGGAGGAAGCGTTCGAGGTGTTGGGCTACTCCGATCCCAACCCTGCTCCGTGGCGCGGTTGTGACGAGCCCGGCTGTCGCGAGGAAGGGTCCTCCGGGTGGCCGAGTCCGACGGGCTACCGCCGGACCTGCCACGAGCACTCCGAACACCACCAGCGACTGCGGTGCAACTACCCGTTCGACCACCCGCACTTCGCCGCCCTCACCCCGGAGGACCCCCGGTGACCACCGACCAGCTGGCCGCGCCCATGCTGCACATGGCAAGTCTCCTATGCCCCGATGGGTTCCATCGCTACGACTGCTCGCGCCTCGCCGCCCGCCTCCGCGACGCTGGCGTGCCGTTCCTGTTCAAGCAGTGGGGCGGCCGCACGCCGAAGGCCGGGGGCCGCGAGCTCGACGGTCGGACGTGGGACCAGTACCCGGACCAGAGGGAGATCGAATGAAGCTCTACAAGGTGCTCAACGCTGACGGCACCACCCCGCAGGGATACGGCCGCTGGGATCTCCCCGTCAAGGGTGAGGACGGCTCGTGGACGCCGGGGGCGTGGCAGCGAAAACGCAAGCTGAAGCGCCCGCTGACCGCCCGGGACCTCTGTACCAGCCGCGTCTACCACGTCCTCCGCGCCGACCAGTTGCTCCAGTGGCTCGGCCCCATCATCGCTGAGGTGGAGATCGATGGCGACGTCATCGAGGGCCGCGAGAAGTGCGGCGTCCGGGCTGCCCGCTTGGTCCGCATCGTCGAGACGTGGGATGAGCGCACGGCCCGCATCTTCGCCGCCGACTGCGCGGAGTCCGTCCTGCACCTGATCCCCGACGAGGCGTCCCGCCTCACCTGCGAGGTGGCGATCTACACCGCCCGCTGCTACGCCGATGGCGAGGCCACGCAGGAGGATCTGGCCGCCGCTGGGGACGCCGCTTGGGCCGCCGCTCGGGCCGCCGCTTGGGCCGCCGCTGGGGGCGCCGCTTGGGCCGCCGCTCGGGCCGCCGCTCGGGCCGCCGCTCGGGCCGCCGCTTGGGCCGCCGCTCGGGCCGCCGCTTGGGACGCCGCTGGGGACGCCGCTTGGGCCGCCTATTCGTCGAAGCTCGTTGCGCTGCTGGAGATCGAATGAACTACGCCGCCCTCGAAGGAGGCCCCCGGTGACCACCGACCCGCTGGCCGCGCTGCTGCATGACTGTCTGATCGGATGCCGATGGAACGAGGACGAGCAGGCGTTCACTTGCACCGTCAAGGACCACACCAAGGACGCAGCCCGGCTGGTGGAACTCGCGGTGCGTGTGGGGTACACCTTCGATCGCGTACCCACCGGCCCGGCCCTCCCCGCCCCAACCGACACGCCTGACGAGGACGGGCTGCTCTCCCGGTTGGCCGGGCACACGATCACCCCCGAGTGCGGACCGATCTGCTGGACGACCGGCCACCACCACGACCCCGAGGCGTGCGACGGCTGCCGACGGCTGGCCGACGTGATGCACGCCGCTGGCGCCGCCCTCCCCGCCCCAACCGACACGCCCCCGGGCTCTGAGAAGCGGCGCGCCTCGTACCTCCAACTGCACGACTTCGAGCGCGTGGAGGGCTGGTGCAAGAAGGTGCACGCGCTCACTGGACACACGCCGTACCTCGTGGGATCGGTCCACGACACACCTGGCTTTCGAGACGTGGATGTGCGGGTGATCCTCCCTGACGCCGTGTTCGACCGCTGGTGGTCGGACCCCCTGCGCGTCCGCTACGTGAACGCCGCTCTGTCTGACTGGGGCACTCGTGAGACGGGCCTGCCGATCGACCTCCAAGTGCAGCGCCAGACCGAGGCCAACGAGGCGTTCGGCGGCGAGTACCGCAACCCGATGGGCACTCGCGATTGGGCCACGATGCCGCCGTCTGGTACTCCCGGTGCTGTTCATCGTGATCCCACCAAGGCCGCCCTCACCCCGGAGGACCCCACCACCGACTCTCAAGCACTCTCCAATCTTGAGAGTGGCACCCCGGAGGACCCCCGATGACCCCCACCCGCCGCCTCGCCACCATCGCGGCCGGGGCGCTGTACGTCCTCTCGGGGCTGTGGCTCTGGGAGGCCGTCCAGGTCATCGGGTTCCCTGCCGTCCGGGCGCTCGCGGCCCACTACGGGATCGGGTTGTGAGCGCCCTCATCGCCATCCTCGCGGCCCTCGCGCTTCTGGCGTCCGGGTCCGCTCCTGATCCGGGTGCGAGGATGGCGTCCGGTCAGGGGCGGACCGAGGCGTCAATCAGCGGGACCGCCTCCTGGTATCGGGCAGACGGCCTGACCGCCGCCGCGGGACCCGCCCTCCGTCGAGCCCTCGGGGACTGGCGCGGAGCGCGGGTGGTGGTGTGCGCCGGCGAGTGCGTCACCGTGACGCTTACGGATTGGTGCCAGTGTCATCGAGGGGAGCGGAGCGAGCGGATCATCGACCTCAGCGACGAGGCCTTCTCGCGACTGGCCCCGCTGCCGGTCGGGCTGGTGCGGGTCCGGGTGGAGCGGCTGCGCCCGCCGGCGACGGATCGATGACCGACGACGACCGGGTCCTGTTCGCGGGTGAGGTGGCCGAGATGCTGCGGTGCAAGCCTTCCCAGGTGCGCACCCTCTGGCGGCGGAAGCTGATCCAGCGCGTGCTCCCGCTCCGCCCGCCCCGGTACACGCGATCGTCCGTTGAGCGGCTGCTGCGCGAGGACTACCATGCCTCCGATGCCCAACCCGACTGGCAAGCACCGGCCCAAGAAGCGGCACCCCGGCGAAGGGACGGTGGTCAAGCGCACCGACCGCTGGCGGGCGAAGCCGTGGGCAGCGGTGGTGCCCTACACCGACGCATCGGGCCGGACCCGACAAGCGTGGTTGTCCGCCGGGTCCCGCGCTGAGGCCGAGCGTCTGCTCAAGGCCGAGGTGGCGAAGCGCAAGGCGGCCCCTGTCCGCACGGAGCACACGGTGGGCTCCTACGTCTCGGGCTGGCTGATGACCGCCGACCTCTCCCCCCGCACCTTCGACCGCTACCGCCAGCACGTCCTCCAGCGGATCATCCCGAGCCTCGGCACCGTGCCCATCGCCGAGCTGCGCGCTCCGATGGTGCGCGAGGCCCTCGGGACCTGGTCGGGGGCCGACGCGACCAAGATGGGCACGTTCATCGTCCTCCGCGCCGCGATGCGCCAGGCGGTGGCGGACGGGATGCTCGGGGTGGATCCCACGTCCAGCGTCAAGGCCCCGCGCCAGCGCCCCACGACACCCGACGTCCTCGACGCCCCGGAGGCCCGCCACCTGATGGCGACCGTCAAGGGCGAGCGGCTGGCGCCCCTGCTCACCGTGTGCCTCGGGCTCGGGCTTCGCAGGGGTGAGGCACTGGGGCTCCGCACCCCGGACGTGGACCTCGCGGCCGGGACGCTCACCGTGCGCCGGTCCCTGATCCGGGTCCCGGTCCCCACCCGCGGCCCCGACGATGCGTGGTGGCGGCTCGTCTCACCCAAGGCCGACTCGGGCCGCACGATCCCCCTGCCGGCGTTCGTCGCGGAAGCGCTCGCGCTGCGGATCGAGAAGCGCGACGCCGAACAGCGCGCCGCGACCGTGTGGGCGGCCAACGACCTCGTGTTCTGCACCCTCGACGGCGGCCCGATCCCGTTCAGCACGCTGGACAACTGGTTCCGCGGCGCGCTCAAGCGGGCGAAGCTGCCGCACATGCGGTTCCACGAGCTGCGGGCGTCCTGCGCGACCGTGCTCCTGGCCGAGGGCGTCGACCAGATCGCGGTCGCGGCCATCCTCGGTCATCGTTCGCTGGACATGACGCGACGCTACGTGAAGCTGCTGCCGAGGGTGTCCAAGGACGGCGCAGAGCGGCTCGATCGGGCGATGGGCTAGACCGATACTTGCCAAGGTGGTTGCCACGCTCGCCAGGATTGGTCGCGCCACGCACGAATGACCACCTGAAACGAGGGTTGGTACCGCATACCGGATTCGGCACCAGCACCCCCTTGAGGCACGTTCCAGCCCCCATCCACGTTGCGCGAAGGTGCGCGAAAGTGCTCGAACGTTCGCGAAAGTCCACGAACGTGGTTGCCAGGGTAGTTGCCCACGCCTGGCAGGGGCTGCACACTTGACTCCGTGGTTGCGACGCAGCGCGGTTCGACACGTCCGGGGTCCGCCGACTCCTCCCTCCGGTGGACCCCATCCCCGTCCGAGTCATGCCGATGGACCGATGGCGCCTGAGCTCTCCCCGTCCCCGCGGCGCCGGACGAGCGACAGCAGCCTCCACGCCCGGATGACGGTCGTGGAGCGCGATCTCTTCCACCTGGGCAACAGGATCGACGAGCACCTGCAGGCGTCGAAGGAAGGCCACGAGGCCATCGCCAAGATCCTCGACCGGCTCAACGCCCGCGATGACACCCTCGACCGGCGCGTGGACAAGGTGGACCTGCGGCTCGCGGCCGTCGGCGGGGTGATCGCGATCAGTGCCTTTGCGGCGCAGCTGCTTGCCCCGCTCCTGCAGGGCCTCCTGGGGCTCCCGAAGTGACCGCCGACACGATCGCCGCGCTGGCCGCGCTCGTGGCCGCCGTGGGCGGGATCGTCGCGGCCGTCCTCGCCTACCGCTCCAAGCGCGCCGCTGAGGCGTCCAAGGATGCGACCGACGCCAACGCCGCCCGGCTCATGTTGGTCGAAGGCGTCGTCATGACCCTCGGCCCGGCCCTCGACGGACGGTTGACCGAGCTGCTGAAAGCCGAGATCGGCAAGGCCCGGGCCGAAGGCGTGCTCCAGGGCGGACAGGATCAGCGCGACATCGAGGCGGGGCGATGACCGCCGCCGCCTACTACCGCGAGTACCGCCGCCAGCACGCCGACGAGCTGCGCGAGTACAACCGGGCCCGCCGCGCCCGCCCCGAGGTCCGGGCCCAGCGTCACGCCCAGGAGCTCCGCCGTCGCGCCCGCATCCGTGCATCCCGCCCCGCCGAGGTCGAGATGCGGCACCCGCTGCTCGACGCGGCCGCGGCGCTGGTCGTCATGCCCCCGCCCGGGCGGGTGCTCCGCTTCCGCCGCGAGGTCATGGCCGAGGATGCCCGCTCAGAGGCGGTCCTCGCGCTGGTCGAGGGGCGCGACCCGTTGGCCGCGGTCCGCGCCTTCCGAGCCGTTGAGCGCACCTGGGGGATGTGGACGGTGCCGCTGTTCATCCTGGAGGGTGCCGCATGACCTACCTCGTCCCGATCTCCCTGCAGTTGGGTGCCGGCCCAACGGGCCCCGTGGATTGCACCGCCCACGCGGGCTCCCGTCTCGTGGGCCAGTTCACGTCGGGCGCCAAGCACCCCACCGGACGCCGCATCCGCCTCCTGACCGACGAGCCCGTCCCGGATCCCCGGAGCCCGGGGCTCAACCTGTCCCAGGTCCACGATGTGCTGTGGGACCGGTTCGGCATCTGGACGGACATCCACACCGGCTCCCGGGCGCTGCGGTGGTCGCAGTACGAACGGCTCCGCAAGGATGGGCACCTCATGGTCGTGCAGGTCGGCTACGCCCCGATCGCGCGCTCCCGCTTCGACGCCGGCCGCGGCTTCCGCAGCGGGCACGCGATGTACGAGGACGGGAGTCAGACGCTCGACTCCCTCGCCGACGGCCGTGCGCCCGGCGTGTTCCGCTATGCCGGTCCGCTCCTCTACCCACGCCCACTGATGCGCCAGGCGGCCGCCGACCTCGTGATCGCGGTGGACAGCAAGGGCCGGCCCACCCGGCGCGTCGGCGACGGGCGGGTGTGGTGCCTCGTCAGCCGGGACACCGCTCCTGACTTCCGGGTGCGGATCAAGCCCCGCCGTGGTCATCGCCTGCGCCGCGTCCGCATCTTCGTCATCCGGGGTGGCCGGATCCAGTCCTACGACGTCCGCTCCGTTCACCGCCCGCTCGACGTGCCCTGCTCGGTGCCTCGCGCCTTCCGCTGGCCCGGCAAGGACAACGCGCTGCGCTTCCTCGTCCAGGTCGACAACCCGGGCGGCAAGCTCGACGGCAAGTGGGTCAACCGCCGCTGGTCCGATCCCGTCGGCACGGCGGACACCGGCGGCGACCCGTCACTCGTCGACGACCTCGAGGCCCTCGAGCTCGACGACCCCGACGAGCCCGAGCCCGACGTCCGCAACGACGTCGTCCCCACCCACCCCGACGACCCGGATCCCATCGAGTCCCAGGAGGACTGACCCATGACCATCTTCGGACGCGAGCCGAGTTTCTGGATCGGCGTCATCGTCTCGAGCATCCTCGCCGTGCTCTCGGTCCTCACTGGGCAGGGCGTGGTGGGCGACGCGCTCGCCGGGCAGATCACGGACGGCGTCAACGCGATCGCCCAGCTGCTCGTGCTGCTGGCACCGGTCCTGACCTCCCTGCTCATCCGCAGCCAGGTGACACCCGTCGCATCACCGCAGCTGCCCGCCGGGATCATCCTGACCGTCGTCGCGCCCGGCGATCGCCCCAACCAGCGGGTGACGCTCTGACGGTGGCGATGGCACAGAGCGCACCCCTTCGGCTCACGGCCCAACAGCGCCGTGTGATCGACCTGCGCCTCGAGGGCATGGGCCGGCGCGAGATCGCCCACCGGCTAGGGATCAGCATCCTCAGGCCCCTAGGCAGTGGATGGTCGCTGCGATCGGCGTCGGAGCGTTCGCGCGCCATCGCGACACCCGACAGGCGGGCGGGATGGGCATGGCATAGGGGGGAGGGGTCGTCACGGGCCCTCAACACGCGGCGCTCGGGACCGCCGCCTCCTTTCGCGCGCACTGCCAGTTCACAAACACGAAAGGTCAGGGCCTGATCGTGCCCTGGCTGCCTGCCGACCGCCGCTCCACGCGGAACCACGCCGGCGTTCCGCGGTCGCGCCGCGGCCACGGCGCCGACTACGAACGTCGACGAGCGGAGATCATCGCACGCGCCCAGCGGACGGGAGAGGTCTGCGCGCTGCGGCTGCCCGGATGCACGCGCCGCGTCGAGAGCGCCGACTACTCCCGTCCGGGTGACTGGTCCAGCCCGCTCCAGCCCGCCTGTCTCCACTGCCAGCGCGCGCAGGGCGCGCGACTCGCGAGGGGCGCCTGATGCCCAATCCGCCGAAGCCGACCGCGCTCAAGCTGCTCGAGGGGACGGCCCGACGTGACCGGATGAACCCGTCCGAGCCGGTGGCACCCACGCTCGAAGTCGGCGCCCGGCCGCCCGCCTGGCTCAAGGGTGTGAGGCGTCATCGGGCCTGGAACCAGCTCGTCGAGCTGCTGAACGATGCACGGGTGCTGACGGTCCTCGATGCGGCGAGCCTGGCCCTGCTCGTCGATGCGATGGGCGACTACCTCGAGGCGAGCGATCTTGTCGGTGGCCGAGCGTGTGCACACTGTGGCGAGCCGCTGACATCGAAGCATCCGTGCACCGCCGTGCTGGCGATCGAGGCGGAGGAGGCCGACGTCGACGAGGAGCTCGAGGGCCAGCCACAGGGCGGGGCTCTGCGTCGCCGGCGTCGCCAGAGTGAAGAGGCTGGCGTCCAGCTGGTGACGCTCCCGCACGAGCCGGGCCGGCGCTACTACACGAGCAGGACCCGTGAAGGCTCGCTGATGATCCGCCCTCACCCGGCGATGGCCGTCCGCCAGGATGCCTGGAAGCGGGTGACGGTGCTGCTCCGCGAGTTCGGGATGACGCCCGCCAGCCGGACCCGCATCAGCGCGACCGAGTCGCCCGCCGGCGATCCCGCACTGGAGTTTCTAAATGCCCGTCCTGGCTGAGGACCAGCGCGCCCTCAACCGCGAGGCCGCCGAGCGCGTGCACGCCTACGCACGCGACGTTCTCGACGGCCGGATCGTCACCGGCGAGCTCGTGCGGCTGGCTTGCCAGCGCCATCTCGACGACATGGCGACGGCCGAGGATCGCGGGCTCCGGTTCGACGCCGAGGCCGCGGGCTTCGGCATCCGGTTCTTCCCGCAGCTGCTGCGCCACTACAAGGGCGAATGGGGCCCGAAGGGTCTGCCGGGCTCGGCCGGCTACCGGCCCGGCCGACCAATCGAGCTGCTGCCGTGGGAGGCGTTCCTGGTCGGCTCGCTCGACGGCTGGTACATGCGCAACCCGGAGCCCGACCACGACGTCGAGTGGATCCGGCGGTTCACGACGGCCTTCGTCGAGCTCGGCAAGAAGGGCGGCAAGAGTCTGCTCGGCGCGGGCATCGGGCTCCGGCGCACGTTCTTCGATAACGAGCCCGGTGCCGAGGGCTACTGCATCGCGACCAAGCGGGACCAGGCGCGGATCGTGTGGCGCGATGCCGACGCGATGACGGCCGCCTCGCCGATCCTGCGCAGCCACATCTCGCGGGGTGCGCGGACCCTGTCCGAGGCCGCCACGAACTCCAAGTTCGCGCCGCTCTCGGCCGAGGAGCGAGGCGAGGAGGGCATCAACCCGTACATCGCGATCGTTGACGAGCTCCACCGTGCCGCGAACGGCGACATGCTGGGCATGATCGAGAACTCCTTCGGCGCGCGCCTGGCGGGCCTGCTGCTCATCATCACCACGGCCGGAGAGCCGGGCGAGAACGTGTGGGCGACCCAGCGCAAGCTGGCGGAGGCGATCCTGCGCGGCATCGTGCGCAACGACCGGTTCTTCGCCCTCGTCTACGCGATCGACGAGCGCGACGATCCATTCGACGAGAGTTGCTGGCCCAAGGCCAACCCTTCGATGCCGGTCACCCCCAAGCTCGAGGATCTGCGCCAGCGCGCCACCGATGCCAAGGCGGCGCCAGCCAAGCTCAACGACTTCCTGCGCCTGCGGCTCAACCGGCCGTCCAGCCGGACGAGCCGGTATTTCGACATGGCGGTGTGGCAGGACGAGCGGAATGCCGGCCAGCCGGCGCCGGCCGAGGGAGCGCGGGCCTGGGGCGGGATGGACCTCGGCTGGAGTCGGGACCTGTCGGCCTTTGCGCTCTGGGTGCCGCGCGGCGAACGGTTCGATCTCGTCGTGCGGGCCTGGGCACCGGAGATGGCGGCGCAGCGCCGTGGCGACGGGCTGTACGAACGCTTCGCGGATGCCGGGTGGCTGACCCTGACCGAAGGCGATGTGCGCGACGACGACCGGATCGAGGCCGAGATCATCGAGCTGTGCGATCCGTACGACGTCGTGAGCATCGATTACGACCGGGCCATGGCGTCAGGGCTGGTCATCCGGCTCGAGCGCTCCGGCCTCACGCTCCGGCCTGTCGGCCAGGGCTGGCTCAGTCTCAGCCCGGCGATGAAGGAGCTCGAGCGCCTCGTCACCACTCGGCTGCTCAACCACGGAGGAAACGGGCTCCTGGCCTGGGCGGCCTCGAACACGGACGCCAAGCTCGACGATTACGGCAACGTCCGTCCGATCAAGCCCCACAGCACCTCGAACGACAAGGTCGACCCGATCAGCGCATCGCTCGACGCGATCGCCGGCTGGCTCGTCGATCGATCCGCGCCAGCTGCGCCCACCGTCAAGCCGTGGGTGATCGTGCGATGAGGACACGCCTGCGCCAGGGCCTGCGGCCGGCATTGACGCTCGGGCTCGCGCTCGTCGGTTTCGCGTTGGTCATTCTCGGCGTGGCCCAGATCTACCCGCCGGCGGCACTCATCGTCGCCGGGTTCTGCCTGCTCGGCGTGCTGACCTTCGACCCGCGTCACGTGAGGAAGCTGACATGGCCGCGCTGATTGAGACGCTCGCGCCCCGCTCAGGGCGCTCGGCCCTGAGCTTCGACGACTGGACATCTCATCTGGGGCTCGAGGGTCTGCCCTTCGCGTTGCAGACAACGCTGGGTCCCATCGACGAGGAGGTGCCCGACGGCTCGTTCACGAGCCTCGTGGTCGGCGCCTACCTGCGCAACAGCGTGGTGTTCGCGTGCCTCGCCGTCCGGGCCCGCCTGTTCAGCCAGGCGCGCTTCCAGTTCCAGCAGCTGCGAGGCGGGCGGCCGGGCGCGCTGTTCGGCACGCCCGATCTGCGGCTGCTTGAACGGCCGGAGCCCGGCCAGACGACGAGCGACCTCCTGCAATGGGCGATCCTCGATGCCGACCTTGGTGGTGGTGGCTTCATCCTCGGCCAGCCCGACGCGTTCACACGGATGCGGCCCGACTGGACGAAGATCGCCTACGGCTCGAAGAGCGGACCCTCGGAGTTCGGGCTGTGGGATCCGAAGGCGCGGATCATCGGCTACGGGCACCAGCCGGGCGGGCCGAGCTCGGGCAGCGCCCAGCAGGTCTACGGGGCCGACGAGGTCGCGCACTTCGCCCCGACGAAGGATCCGCTCGCCCGGAACCGCGGCATCAGCCTGCTCGTGGCAGGGATCCGCGAGGTCATGGGCGACAACGCCGCGACCACCCACAAGCGGCAGCTGATGACGAACGCCGCGACGCCGAACCTCGCCCTGAAGTTCCCGCCATCGATGTCGAAGGAGGACGCGCTCGAGTGGATCGAGCTGTTCGAGCAGGAGCATCGCGGCGCGCTGAACGCCTGGAAGACGGTCTACCTCGGCATGGGCATCGAGCCGACGCCGATCGGGATGAACTTCCAGCAGATGGACTACACGAAGCTCATGGGCGCCGCGGAGACGCGGATCGCCGCCCTCACCGGTATGCACCCGGTCGTGGTGGCACTCTCGGAAGGCCTGGCCGGAAGCTCGCTCAACGCCGGCAACTTCGGCAGCGCGGCGCGCCTGGTTGGCGACGCAACGCTCCGACCGCTGTGGGGTGACATCTCCGGCAGCCTGGAGACGATCGTGACGCCGCCGCCCGGCACGCGCCTCTGGTACGACGAACGTGACATCGCGTTCCTGCGCTCGGACGTGAAGGACCAGGCCGACATCATCCAGAAGAACGCGTCGACCATCGGCCAGCTGATCAAGGATGGCTTCGAGCCGCAGTCCGCGATCGATGCGGTCGTCGCCGGGGACATGACCCGGCTGCAGCACACGGGCCTGGTTTCGGTCCAGCTCCAGGCGCCGGGCACCTCGCTGCCGGCGTCACCGGTCGGATACAGGGCCCGGCGCGACTTCTGGGCCGTCGACGACCCGTTCGCCCGGCTCGGCACGATCGCCCTTGGCAGCGAGGTCCCGGCCGATCACCCGCTGGTCGTGACGTTCCCGAGCCTGTTCGAGCCCGTGCTCCCGCAGGTCGAGGACGCGGCGGGACACGTCCGCCGGCTGCGGTCCGAGGGGCTGTCGGTGCCGGCGATCGCCGCGCGGATCGAGCGCACGGAGCGCCAGGTCTACCGCCTGCTCAGCGAGGGGGCGAGATGATGAGCGAGCTGGTCGCAATCCGCGGCGACACCGAGACCTACGAGCTGGCGCTGACCGATGCCGCTGGCGATCCCTATGACCTCACCGGCGTCGACATCTGGTTCACCGTCAAGCGGAGGCTGAGCTCAGGCACGCCGTCACCCGACATCATCGCCGCCATTCAGCGCCTCTGACGCACCTCTGACGTGAGTCTAGAGCAGTCCCTCCTTGCGTGTGGTGGCAGTCTGGGTCTCCTCAATGCCGAGTGCGCGCAGGATCTGAGAAGCGGGTTCACCCTGGCCGTCCGACGTCAGGACGATCGTCGGGTCGAGCCGAAGCGGCATGGGGTAGCCACCATCGACAGTCCTCTGGCGGTCGAGGATCGCTCTCTGCTGGCGACTGAGATCGCGCCTCTTGGCGCCATACAGGGTGCGAAAAAAGGCTCTCTCGTAGATTGGCGAGAGCGTCTCGCCCTGCCTAAGCGCCGCCGCGGGGTCGCTCTTCGAGATCTCCATCAGGTGCCGTTTGATTTCGTCCATCCCATCCTCCAGACGGGTAGCCCCGCCTCGTCGTTGCAGGACTCGGCGGGGCATGAAAATCCGGCGCTGCAACCGCCGTCCTCGACAGTGTATGCCGGATGGCAACACGCCATTCAGCGCCTCTGATGCATTCCGAAAGGACGAAGCCGAGACCCTCAAGTCTCGGCTTCTTGCGCCGCCGCCCGCGGGTGCCCGGTCCTTCGATTGCGACTAGGGAGCCGGCCCGGATCGGATTTGGCTTCCGCCATCTTTCTTGGCGGCGCTCCCCAGATGGTACCACTCGGACTCTCGCCTCTGACGCACCCCCTGACGTGCATCGGCTGCAAATGTCAGGGGTCCGTCAGGGGCAATGTCATCTACCGGTCACCCCCGATCGCAGCGGAGGATCTTGAGCGATGCCAGCGAATCCTGTCCACGACACGACAACGGTCGATGCGGTCTCGGATGGCCCGGGCAACGAGGCTCGCCCGTCGACGCCAGACGTCCTCATGGCCGACCACGACGCGGTCAGTCTCGACGACGGTTCGGGCAGCGGAGCCCAGGACGAGGGGCCCGAGCTCGGGGCGCTGATCGGACCGCGCTCCTATCGCCACGTGACGAAGGCGCTGCTCGAGCGGCCGTGGGCGGTCCAGGCGCAGATGCTCACGTTCATGGTGGACCTGCTCCGCTTCCGCTCCACGGGCGGGGTTCTCTCCGGTGACGAGATGGCCGAGCGCCTCGAGGCGGCGCGCGCACAGAACGGCGACCGTGCCGGCAACAAGCCGTACGACGTCGCGGGCTCGGTCGCGATCATCCCGATGTACGGGCTCATCAGCCAGCGGATGAGCCTGATGAGCGATATGTCGGGCGGAACGAGCATCGACGGCCTGCGCATGGCGCTGCGCGACGCGCTCGCGGATCCGGAGGTCTCGGCGATCGTGTTCGACGTCGATTCGCCGGGCGGCTCCGTCGACGGGATCACGGAGTTCGCGGCCGAGCTGCGTGCCGTGCGGAGTGGTGCCAAGCCCATCGTGTTCCAGGGCAACACGCTCATCGCATCCGCCGCCCTGTGGCTCGCCGCCCAGGGCAACGAGCTCGTGGTGACACCCTCGGGCGAGGTCGGATCGGTCGGCGTGTACGCGGCCCACGAAGACGTGTCCAAGGCGCAGGAGATGGTGGGCGTCAAGACGACGCTCATCAGCGCGGGGGCCTTCAAGACCGAGGGCAACAGCTTCGAGCCGCTGACCGATGAGGCACGCTCGGCAATCCAGGACCAGGTCGATGAGTTCTACGGCATGTTCGTGACGGACGTCGCGAAGGGCCGGGGCGTCACGACGTCGGTCGTCGCCTCGGACTACGGCCAAGGCCGCACGCTCCTCGCCAAGAAGGCGCTCGCCGTCGGTCTGATCGACCGGATCGACACGCTCGAGGGGACCGTGCGCCGCCTCCAGCCCAGGGGTGCGCAGACACGCCAGCCGGCGGTCGCGCGCGCCGAGCCCACCTCCCTCCCGATCGCGGCCACGGCCGCGTCCACTGGTCGACCCGACGCGGCCTGGAACAAGCGCATGAAAGGGAAACTCCGGTGATCGAGATCGATATCAAGGGCCTTCGGGGCCTGGACGCCCACGTGGCGGCCGAAGAGCAGCTCGTTGCTCGCATGCAGGAGCTGGACGCGGATGCGGATGGCGCCGCCATGACCGAGGCGCAGCGCGAGGAGTTCGAGGCGATCGCCGGCGACGACGGCATGCTCGCGCAGGTCCGCGCCACGATCGAAGAGCTCAAGATCCGCGACTCGAGGATCCGGCAGGCGATCGCCAAGGGTGCCGCCGAATCGGCCGCCTCGACGGTCTTCAGCCCGTTCAGCGTCAAGAAGGTCCCCGACAACATCTTCGACCTGGCGGGCTATCGCAAGCTCGTGGGCTCCGTCGACGACCTGCCGCAGGCCTACCGCGACGGCGCGATGCGCGTCCTCGAGCAGGCGTCCTTCCCGGCCACGGCCGACGAGGCCAAGGCGAAGGCCAGCGTCGAGAAGCTCCTGGCACCCACGCGCTACCGCAACGCGGGCGCCGTGGCGCGCCGGATCATCGGCACCGGGTCGCCCGAGTACCAGGAGGCGATCTCGGCCTACCTGGCCGGCGGCCTCCATGCCGTGCCCCAGCGCCTGCAGGCGGCCCTCCAGACGTACACCGATGCCGACGGCGGCTTCCAGCTGCCGTTCACGATCGACCCGACGATCGTCCTGACGTCGGACGGCGCGCTCAACGAGCTGCGCGGCATCGCGCGGATCGAGACCATCACGACCAAGAGCTGGCAGGCGATCACGTCCGCCGGCGTGACCGCGGCCTACGCCGCAGAGACCGCGGCCGCCTCCGACGGCGCGCCCTCCGACCTCGACGATCCGGGCATCACGCCCGTGCGCGCCCACGTGTTCGTGCCGTTCACGGCCGAGTACGCCGAGGACTTCGGCCCCGCGGCCGTCCTGTCCGAGGTCGGCACGCTCGTCCGCGACGCGAAGGACGTGCTCGAGGCCGACAAGTTCGAGCTCGGCGTCGGCGTCACCGAGCCCGACGGCATCATCCATGCCGTCGTCACGGCCGCCACCAGCATCGTGCTGACCGCGGTCCTCGCCACGACAGACCTCGACGACATCGACGGTCTGATCGCCGCCCTGCCGCCGCGGTTCCGGGCCCGTGCTCGCTTCCTCGCACAGCTCGCGACCTACATGACCGCCGCGGGCTTCGGGACCGCCGGCCAGCCGGCCGACTCCATCTACAGCACCACCAACAAGAACCTGCGCGGGTTCCCGGGCAACGAGTCCACGTCCATGGACACCGGGGCCTCGACGACGGGCAAGAACATCCTGCTGTTCGGGGACTTCAAGCAGTTCGTCATCGTCGATCGGGTCGGGCTGTCGGTCGAGTACATCCCCCAGGTCTTCAACGGCAACGGCGAGCCGCTGGGACAGCGCGGCGTGTACGCCCGCTGGCGCAACGGCTCGGGCATGTTGACCGCGGCCGCCTTCCGTCTCCTCCAGGTCAAGTAGCCCCAGAGCGGGCAGCGCGGGCTCGAGAGTCAACCTCGGGTCCGCGTCCGCCTGAACGTTGAAGGAGGACGACAGCATGGCACAGAGCGAATCCAGGCCCCAGATCTTCATGGCCCGCAAGACGTTCTCGCTCGGCTCGGGCTTCGTGCGCGTCGGCGACACGGTCGTGGCCGGGCATCCGATGCTGAAGGGGCGAGAGCAGCTGTTCGTGCCGTTCGAGCCGACGCACGACCACGAACGCGACAAGCGTCGCGACGCGGACGCGCTCGCCGCCCGCAAGGAGGCCGCGAAGGCCGCGGCAGCGGCAGCCAAGGTGGAAGCGGCCGAGGACGCGCCCGAGGCAAAGGCCGAGGCATAGATGACCCTCACGGTCGCCGAGCTGCGCGAGCACATCACGACCGATCTGGGCGATGACGCCCTGACGCGGTTGCTCGACGCTGCGTACGACGCGATCGACGAACGGGCCGGCGCGGCCGGCAGCGTCACGGAGACCCACCGCTCGCCGAGCGGCCGGCTCCTGATGCTCAACCGCCGCGCCAGCGCGATCGTGTCGGTGACCGAGCAGGCCACGGGCTCGTCGCCACTCGTGCTCGACGCGACCGACTACCGGCTGCGTCCGTCGGGCCTCATGCTCGAGCGGCTCGCGACCGGCATCAACCCGGCGTCCTACTTCTATGGGCCGGTCGACATCGTGCTCACGGTGGTCGACGACGCCAGCGAGCGCGACCGCGTCGCGATCGAACTCGTGGCGCTCGATCTCGAGCCCGACGAGATCGGCGTCGCGGCCGAGCGCATCGGCGACTGGTCCGAGACGAGTGCATCGGGCGTCGAGACGTACGGCGCCACCCGGGAGGCGATCCTGGCCAGCCTCCATCCCGGCAGCGGGGGGTGGATCCGATGAGCTTCAGGGCGCGCCTCATCCACTCGCTCGCCATCGTCACCCCGACCGACTCGGGCACCGTCGACGCCGACGGTATGCCGGTCGCCGGCGCTCCCGTCGTCGAGACGGTCTCCGGGCTCATCCAGCCGCGGACCGCCCGCGAGCGCGGCCTGCCGAGCCAGGCCGGCCCGACGATCGCGACCCACGTTATCTACCTCGAGTCGCGCGCGATCGATGCGGGCGCCTGGATCCGCGACAACCCGGACACCGGCCGGCGGTTCGACATCACCGGCGTCCGTACCTACGACTTCGGGCGCACGCCGCATCTCGAGGTCGATGCGCTGCTGGTCAGCTCGCCTGCACTCGATGCGGTGGCGCCATGACCTGCGCGAGCTGCGGCCACCCGCGAGCGGGCCATATCGCCGACTCGTGTCGGTTCGGCGGCTGTCCGTGTCGCGGGTTCGTGGATCCCGCCCGCGTGCCCTCGCCCGCGACCCCGCGGCGGGTGACGATCGACCTGCCGGCGGGCTACGCGCTCTCGATCACCCTCACGCCGTTCGACCCGGAGCTCGCCGACCCGGAGGCGGCCATGGAGGCGATCACGTCCGTTGAGCAGGAGGTGGTGGAATGATCGATCCCCTCCGCACCGCACGCGCCGAGGTCGCCGCCCTGCCGGCCGTCGCCGCGATCACCGATCGTGTGCGCCGCGGCGACCCCGCGCCGGGCGATATCCAGCAGTCGGGCAAGTACCTGGCCTACGTCGTGCTCGTACGCCTGGACGCCAGCCGGGATCTCCGCGCTCCGGTGATGGAGGTGCCGATCACCGCGCGCTGCTACGGCACCACGCGCCAGCAGGCGGCCGACCTGTGGGCGGCCATCAGCGAGGGCCTCAACAATCGTGGGCCGCGGATCCGCGACGGGGTCCTCGTGCACCGCAGCTTCGCGCCGTCCGACAGCGGCGACGACCAGGACCCGGACACCAAGCAGCCAATGATCGCCGGTCTCATCCGGTACCACCTCGCCACGTCAGCCGTGGCCTAGAAGGAGCGCTACGCCATGGGCCTCGTGATCGATCCCACCCAGTACATCATCGGCGCGGCCGACGTCTACTACCGCGCGATCGGCGGCACGGGCGCGTGGACCAGTGTCGGCGCGACGATCGACGACATCATCTTCCGGGTCAACCAGACGATGATCAACCCGTCCGACAAGTTCAACGGGGTCCTCGAGCTCGTGCAGGGCATGGACTACGTGTCCAAGCTCGCGGCCGAGTGCGAGTTCACGCTGCCCGAGTTCGCCGGCGAGAAGCTCAAGCTCGCCATGCCGTCGGTGACCGTCGCGGCCGGCACCGCGGCCGACACGGCCGCCGGCTGGACCGACACCCTCGACGCTGACGTGGCGGCTGGCGCGACCGAGATCACGGTCGTGGCCGGCGGTGCTACGGCGGGCGACCTGATGCATATCGCCGATGGCACGACCGAGGAGTATCGGGTGATCGACGAGGTCGCCGCCCTGGTCTACTCGTTCCGCGACCCTCTGCTCAATGCCTACGCCTCGGCCACCGCGACCGTTGTCGAGGCCGACAGCGACGGCAAGACGGAGATCACGCCGTCCACGATCCGGCGGCTGCCGGACACCGCGTACAACGACGTCGCCCTGGTCGCCCAGTCGCCGTCCGACTACTACGAGCTCTACCTGTATCGCGCCATCAGCAAGACCGAGGCGATGGAGCTCAGCTTCGGCAACGAGACGATGGCCGCGGTCAAGGCGACGCTCGCGACCCGCGCCAACGGGGCGAACCTGACGTCCGATCCGACCTGGCGCCTGCGCGTGCCGGCCTGAGCCTGATGGACCCCGTCCAGACACCGGAGGATCGTCGCGCCGGCATCCTTCGGTTCACCTTCGGCGGCGAGGAGCGCACCTGTCCGACGCTCAAGCTGCGCGCGTCGGCCGAGTGGCTCCGCTCGGCCGCGTCGCGGCTGCCGCTGCTGATCGACGCCCTCGGCCTGGACTCGGAGATGGGCCAGTCGGCGTTCGTCGACTTCAGCTATGAGCTGGGGCTCGACGCGATCTGCGAGTACGACCAGACCTCGGCCCTCGGCGGCCGGGAATGGCTCGAGGAGCACGCCGACCCGACCGAGCTGTACGAGGCACTGCGGGCGATGGCCCGGGTGGCCATCCCTTTCGGCAACGACCTCCAGAGCCTGGTGGCCATGCTGGTGGCACTCGTGCCCGACCTGTTCGAGTCGCGGGTCGGCGCGTCAGTCTCGACGAGGTCTACGAGTTCGCCCTCGCCTACTGGCACCTCGACCCCGAAGCGCTCGAGACGCGCGTCGACGCGCCGCAGCTAGAGATGCTGTGGGACGCGGCGCAGCGGCGACTCTCCCGCGAGAGCCGGGACCGGCGCGCGGAGCTGTTCGTGGCCGTCCGTGACGCGGAGATCGCCGCGGAGATCAGCACCGGCCGCGTGAAGCCACGCGGGATCTACCGGCTGCCCTCCTATCTCGAGCCCGAGCGCGACGCGGACTCGGCCCGGCGCGGGCTGCGCAACCTCGCCGAGCGGTTCGGCGCCAACGTCTCTCGCACCGCGACCGGTGAGCGGTTCGTGCCGTTCTCCGAGCGCGAGAGGATCGTGCACTGATGGCCGCCCGACGGAGCCGCGTTGAGATCAACCGGGGCGCCCTCGACGAGGTCATGGGCGGCCTTGCCGACGGCGTGTTCGACGTCGCCCGAGCGATCGGTGTGGTCGCGGCCAGTCAGGCGCCCCGGAGCGAGGACGACCCGGACGTGCCGCCGCTGGAGCACCTCGAGGATGTCGGCGGGGCAATCGTCTGGGTCAACGGGCGCAAGGTTCACGAGTGGAGCTCCGGCACCCGGCGGCCCGACAAGCCGCGGGCGCTGCGCGTGCGCTCCAAGACGATCGTCGGTGCGGTCGGGTTCGCGTTCCCAGCCATGTTCGTCGAGCTCGGCACGCTCAAGGCGCGGGCGCACCCGTTCTTCACGCCCGCCGTCGCTGAGATCGCGGGCAGCCAGGCGCGCATCCTGCTGTCGCAGGCGATGGAGCGCCGCCTGGCCAAGCAGCGCTCGGCTAAGACGTTCCTCGTCCACGAACGCGTCGCGGC